GATAAATGTTCAATTAGGTTTGATAGGTATGGCCGAGCGATGGGCCACGTCTAGGGACCAACTTGATCGTATAACACGCCTACAGAAGTTGGCCAGTGGTGAACTCCTCCCCAAAGAGTCTAATTTCCTTGGCAAATTGTGGGGCGCAACAACAAATGCGGCCGCTGGACTATGTGCACCTGTCATCGGTGCCGAAGCCGTGCAACTAGAACGTAGCGCTCCTTTAAAATAGAGCGCTATGTTGCCGCTTGCCAACATGACAGCGAACTCAATCACAATGCAAGCATTGAGAGTGGAGTCGCAACATTGAACAAACATGCACAAGGTTTATGCCAAAGGGGCCTATGTTGCGTCAACCGTAAGGTTGGTGGTAACACTAGGCTCGTTTTGCCTTTCAACCGCCCTATAGTGACAAATAGATTATGTGATTGCAATGAGGTAGTAGCATTAGTCAACAGACATCTGCAGACAAACGAGGATCGTGCCAAAGCAGATGGGCCAATGGTTAAGGAAGCGTTTGCGTTGTTGACACAAACGCTGCCACCGAAGCCACTCAAGACTCTAACTAGAGCGCAAGTCGTCTCGCGTAAAATCGGTACTAAACGCCACCTGTACCAGCGGGCACTGGAGTCGTTGGAACGACAACCGCTAGTCAGGGGGGACGCTCAAGTGAAAATGTTCATCAAGAATGAAAGGATGTCCGATCCATCCAAAGCTCCACGCGCAATACAAGGCCGTGGCCCCAGGTACAATCTGGAGCTACAGACTTATATTATGCCAATCGAGGAGTACATTTTCCATAGAGGAGTTAACAATGCTGTATCTACTAAATGTTTTGACCAAGCTGAGAAAGCCCAGTGCTTGAGAGCAGCTTGGGACAGTTTTAATGACCCCATAGCCATTTTGGCCGATCACTCTCGTTATGACTCGAGGATACACTCTGTTTGGCTACAAGCTGAGCATGAGTATTACCTACAGTTTTACGATGGAGATGATTATTTGAAACTGTTGTTAAACATGCAATCACATAACACCGGACGTACGCGCCATGGAGTGGCCTACACTGTTAAAGGAACAAGAGCATCTGGTGATGCCAATACTTCATTGGGCAATTCGGTCATTAATATTGCCATATTGAAGTATTGGACCAAAGGTGG